AAGTGGTCCTCCCGTTGCACCTAGTGCTTTGGATCAATTGGATTTAAAGAAGCACATGCATGACTTTATCGAGTCAGAACATTTTTGGCCTACTGTCGGAACAGGTGCATTGGCTCTTGCGGGATATGGTGGTGCTAAAGCCTATCAAGCATACAAAAAAGGCAAGTCTGTACAAGAACGTGATATTTCAAAAATAGAACCTTCTTTTATGGGTGGTGGTACAGAAACGATGACCGCTGCCGCTGAAAGAGAAATGCGTAATCCAATTGTTAAAGATGGGATTAGAGAAAGCGAACTCAAATCATTCTTAAATACTGATAGATTGCCTACTGGTATGGATTTGGATTTGGCAGTCAAATCGTATCTAGGAACTATGGGAAAAAATACAATACCTCCTAGTGTTGATCTAGGGTCTGGTATGAACTTTAGACCAGGTGAACCTGCTATGGGTAGCGTACAAGCAACTCCCAACAATGTAACTGGAGTTGACTATTCAACACCTGCTTACCTTAGAAACAAGAGAACTGCTCCTGAAACAACACCAGTACTTAATCCTGTTGTAGAAGCAACGGCATTGAATATACCCACGTTTGGTGAGCCAAAAAATGCAGAACAAGGCGGTGTTGAGATACCTGCTAACTCTGATCCAGTACATGTTAAAGAAGAACAAGACTTATCAGCTGCTTCACAAAATCCACAAGAACGTGCTCAAACGATTGATACCGCAAAGACAGAAGTTAAAGATGCTATAAAACCGATTGATACTAGCAGAAATATTTTTGACGAAACTTTGCCTAGTTCTGTTCAACCTGTAGTTGAAGGGGCTATAGCACCAAAAGAAGAAAATGTTACTAAAACAACAAAAGCTTCTAAAGCACCCAAAGTAGCACCATTAGAAGGTTTGAATAAAGCTCAAAATTCAATGAGAAGTTATTTCATTGGTTCACAGGGTTTTACTCCAGAACAATATGATGAGTTTGTAACAAAAGTTTATGGCGGTAAAGCTCCTGAGATGGGGCCAAAAGGCGGTGGTTTATTGCCTGAAGACCAAAGCACCTATAAGGGTTATCGCAAAGAAAATATTGAAGGTCCTAAAGTTAATTTAACTAGAGACATGAAAAAGGTAATCAAAGGTGGTGGAATTGCTACCTTATTATCTCTACCTGCTTTTATAAACGCCAAGACACCAGAAGAAAGAGACCAAATCATTCGTGATTTTGGTGAGGGTTTATTGCCAATTGGAGTAACTCCGACTGAGGCGGGTGCTCCAACCTTAACACCTGCAATTAGAGAAGCACAACGCCAAGCCACACTATTGGGAAGCCCATATCGTAAATCCATTGGCGTTAAGCCTTCAGCGAGATAATCATGGAAATCACTCACGAAAAGATTTATGAGCGTCTCAAGATCGTTGAAGACAAGGTAGACAGAATCGACAGGAACACTGAAGGGCTTGTGGATGCCTTTAATGCCATGCATGGCGCTTTCAAAGTGCTTGGTTGGATATCGTGGATAGCAAAGCCTATTTTGGCGGTAGCAGCGTTTCTAGCGGGTTATTCGTACATTGTTGACTACTTGAAGGGAAAAGGAAATTGATCCCTTCACACTTGTCGCATTGGCTTCTGGCGCCTTCAAGGTTTGTAAAGAAGCTTGTGAAATGTATAAAGAGGGTCGGCAGTTCGTTGTGGACGCTGCGAAAGAACTTGATGGACTTGCCAAGGACGCTAAAGCAGTACAAAAGAAAGCCAAGGGGTTATTTGGGTTCTTAACTGCGGTATTTAGTAAAAAAGAAGAGAAAGTTGCAGAAAATCTGCAAAAAGCGACTCAAAAAGTTGCTAAAAAGAAAAAGGAACCACCTGCTGAGTTTGATGAGAATCTGATCTTTACTCAAGTAGCAGATGCTTTAACAAAGTTCTTTCAGGCTTATAACGCTTTAAAGAACTACGTTAAGGAACAAGAAGAGTTAGCACTTCACCAAAGCGATGAAGAAGGTCAAGAGACTGCTATTAAGTTGGTGATTGCTAATTTGCAAATGGAGAAGTTATCGGAAGAACTGAGCACTTATATGGTGTTTCATGTACCTAGTGAATTGAAGGATTTGTACACTAGGGTGAATGCAACAATAGGTGATATTGCTAAAAAACAAGCACTTGCAAGAAGAGAGGAGTTATTGGCACAAAGGAGAATAGTATGGCAACGAGCACAAAGAGCCGATCTAATCAGAACACGGGTTCTAGTTACAGTAGCTATTCTGTTCCTTCTTCTGTGGACTTGGGGGATGATGCTAAGTCTGACTCATTATTCTTACTAGTCATTGCTGTTTTACTGGTAATTGTTCTTTTGTTTTTGCCTTTATTGGCTTGGATGTACGTTGATTTAAAGATGATGGAAATCAGAGTAAACAAGGCACTTGTAAGGATTGAAGGCAAATGAAATATCTTTTATTGTTATTGCTTCTGGTTTCATGCGAAGACAGATTTCGGTATATTTGTCAGGACCCTAATCATTTCGGGGATGCACAATGCCAAAAGCCTGTTTGCGAGTTTAATCAGAATTGTCCTGAATATTTAGTTGCACCTGTATTGGAGAAAAAGATTGAAGGAATTACTTCTAGCCCTGTTCAACAGTCCTGCCCAACGTCTAACTGCCGATGAAATAGAAGTCCGTGTACGGGCTTTTGTAGTGGTGGTGGTGACTTTGATACTGACATTCATTGTCTTTGCGTTACTGTATTCAGTTACTTTTGTTGTTCAACCTATTAAGTCTATGGCTCCAATTGACCAGGCTTATACCAAGATGTTGAATGACATTGTGCTTTTGATTGTGGGAGGTATTGGCGGGATCATGACCAAAGGGCTTACCAATGAGGCCACAAACATGATGAACGCTGCCAAGGCAAACAAGGATGCTTATGTAGCACCACCAGTCCAGAACATCGTTTATTCGACTCCTAGCGGGGGTTATACGCCTCCAGCACCGCCTAGTTCACCGCCTACCCTAGAAGCAGATCATGAAAGGGAAAGAATGGCACAAGCCAGGGCAACCAATGTTTAGTTGGCTATCGTGGTTTATTAGTGATTTGTTTTACTGGTTAACAGTACTTGCTTTAGTTGCGGGTATTGTGGGGTTTGTGGGTTCTTACTTGGTGGGTTTTATTCCCATGTTAAAAGCTCACGCCATGATCTTGAAGTATGGTGGATTAGTTTTAATAGTGGGGTCTGTTTATTTTTTAGGAAGCAATCATGGATATCAAAAACGTGTGGCTGAAGATCAAGCAGAAATTGAAAGGCTTAATGGAGAAGCTTTGGCCAAAACTGCCGAATTAACCCAGAAAATGAACAGGGCTACTGATTTACTAAGAAAGGCTAAAAATGATATTCAATCGAAGCAGACTGAGCTTAATGCTAGGGTTGACTCTGGGAGCTTGCGCCTCCCCTCCTCCTGTGGTGTACAAGCCAATTCAGGTTCCTCCTCTGTCAACGGAGATCCAGCCAATGTCACCGACACTGAACGACAGACTATTAAAGCTCTTATCGCCCTCACAAGCGAAGGAGACATCGCCATCACCTCCCTTAACTCCTGTATCAGTTCCTACAACGAAGTGATGAAGACTGTTAATGAGGGTGTCAAATGATGATTTCAACGGAAAAACTACAAAAACTCGGTATAGGACCCCAATGGTCTGAGCCTCTAACCACAACTTTTACATCGTTTGGTATCGATGATGTCAAGAAACAAGCTGCTTTTATCGGACAGTGCTCGCATGAGTGCGGTCACTTCAAAAAACTGGAAGAAAACCTTAATTACTCAGCCGAAACCCTTCAAAAGCTCTTTGGACATAAATTTAAACCAGGAGAGATTGAAGTTTACGCTCACCATCCAGAGAAAATTGCCAATCGGATTTATGGTAGTCGAGGAGGTAATCGAGATGAATCGTCAGGAGATGGGTGGAAATTTCATGGAAGAGGACTTATCCAACTAACTTTACATGATAACTATTGGCATTTTGGTAAAGCAATAGGTCAAGATTTGGTAGCTCACCCAGAATTAGTAAGTACACCGACATATGCTGCTTTAAGTGCGGGGTGGTTTTGGAAGACCCACGGGTGTAATGAATTAGCAGAAGCCCAGAAATGAGAAGGTTTGACAAAAAGGAGCAATGGGGGCTTGTTTGGATTAGAAGAAAGAGTAAGATTAATCCATCAAGCAGTTGCCGAATTGTCTTGATTGCAAAGAGGACT